TATGGGGAGCACTCAGCAGGGAACAACTCACTAAGTTCCAACGGTCCTGCGATGGTAAGTTAGTCGTTGATGGTGTCGAACGATGCCACCCTACCTCACAATCTTTTTCTCCACAATGCCACGGCATCTCTCCAATAACATCACTCATCACTCACCTCCCATCAACGAGTCATGTACAAGACTCATGTTCATGTTCAATATTCTTGTCTCGCTCCAACCCTGCTTACGCGCTGCTCTGATAATTACCTTCGACCACGCTTCAGCCGTAGCAAGATTACTACATCGCTTCATTCTTCCTGCGGCGACTAGCCACCATGCACCATCATAGTTAAACATCATTTACCTCCCTTGTACCTATTGAAGTTGTCGGTTGCTATTGCCTTCCTTACTTTTAGTATCTCATTGCGAGATAGCCAAACACCAACGCAGTTCATCCCGCCCTTTCTCTCGCCGCTCTCGTGCCGACCTACCGAAAGCGACGAAGCAACAGCAGCATACTGACCACTGGTATACCATCTCTCTTCAACCATAGAGCTAACACCTCTATGGTTTTCTACCATCCTTTCCCTTGATGGTCTTTTATACTGTGTCTTTTTAGGGACAACCTCGACATGGCTCTCGTGTTTGCTTTCGGTTTCGTCGGAGCGAGAGTTTACTAGCTTCATTAGCTTTGTCTCTGCTTCTTTTACCATAGCCTGAGCAGTTCTTACCTCGTCAATAGCAGCAGCAATTTTATCTATTAGTGTCATTGTCTTTCCTTTACTGGATTGGATTGTTGATAGAAAAAGTGTGGGCCTTTCACCCACTCGGAGGTATCCTATATTTATTTTATTAGTCCTATGACCCCTAGTCGGACTATCTAAGCCTTGGCTGGTACAACCACCCTGCCTTCGTGAGCAAGGCCAAGCCCCCTGTTAAGAGTATCTAATGCAATCTCTTCAAGGAGTGCTTCCCCAGCAAAGTCGTGCTGCTGTGCTATAAGGGCAATGGCTTGAGATACCTGAGCAACACTGTGGTTTTGAGGTGTTGTCGCATGTCGAAGACCGGTGTCAATAACCTCATCAACAATGCTGGTAGGCAGCTTATGGCGACCATTCTTTGCAGCTTGCTCAAAGGTATACTTAGTGAAAGCAAACAGGTCATCAACATAGGTGTCTAATGCTTCTTCATATCGTTGAAGAACACCATAGTTTTTTGTTAGCATATCCTCTGTCGCACCAGAGAACCAACTGGCCAATCTCTCAGGCTTCCCTCGATGTGGAGTTCGTTTGTTGAACTCGCCTTGGTAGCTTGTCATTCCGTTGGTACAGATAAGAGTCCAAATGCCACCGCTTAGACCCAACGAACCCTCGCCTGTCTCAGAGTTTCTTAGTTGAAACACATTGACGGGGTTGTGTGCTTCTATCTTGTTAATGCTTTGGTGAACCACTAGCCCATCAACATGGTCTGGTGCAGCCAGCTTAACTCTGATTCCATCGTCGTTTAGAATACAACTAAGAACGGTTGCCTCGGCATATTCCTCAGCACCATCTATAAAGTTTTTTACTAAGTCAAGGTGACTGTATGGTTGGTAACAACCATGATGACCAGCGGGGTGAACAGAGCGTATGACCCGTTCGTTGCCACGGTTTACGGTTCTAATCATTAGCGGCGACTCGCTGTCCATAACTAGGTGAGCATAAAGGGCAGATACAATGTTGTCTCCCCTTTCGTTTGTGGACCAGTGCTTATCAATAGTGTTTAAGCTCATTCCTTTTTTGGTATTCTTAAACAAGCTATTCAAACCCGTCTTAGTAAACGGCATCCGTTCGCTGACATTATCCCTTGATAGGATTCTGCCAAACGCCTTGCCATCTTTTATTTCTAGCTGAAGCCTATTGGATTGAGCATGAATGTCTTTAGCCTCTTGCTTTTTTTCTAGCTGAACCAACATTCTCTCTACATCTTTTAGTTTCCAGATTCTCTGAGTGGTTTTCCTTTCGCCAAGCACTGTTAAGCTTGGGCCTCTATGGGTAACATCAAATCGTACTAGATTTCTGGTTGGAAGGGTTAACGATTTTCGCTGTCGTGTTGCATTTTCAATGATGTTGTTCATCACTACCTCGTCTGATTCCGCCCTGCTGGATTGCTTGGCACCGACAATGTAACACGCTGCCACCGGCTGTCAAGTATCGGGGCGCAGTGCAGCGTTTGCGGTGCCCCATCGGTCGCACGCCACGGGGCGAAACCACGAACCGCCTTATATATATTATATAATTCTATACAGTTTATATATATTTATGTGCGCGTGGGTGTGCGCGTGCTGGCGAGAGGGTATCTTCTTGGTTAGTATACGGGATGGCTGTATACGGGATGGCCCACATTGGAGAACTTATGATTAGATTTATAGATGCGCGTGAAGACCTACCTCGGCATGAAACAAAGAAGTTTAGTAAGCGATCTTTGTCTGATATAAAGGGTGTTGTTGTTCATCACACGGGCGGCGGCGATGATGTTCACAACACAGCGCGATACCATGTTGGACCTAACCATGTCTCTGAGTCAGGATGTCCTGCTCTTTTGTATACCTTCTATATAAATAAGTCTGGTATAATCTATTGGGCCAATGACTTAGAAGATGTAACATGGTCACAGGGTGGTCACGGTTCGCCCGTCCCAAAAACACACGCGAACAATAACTTCTTAGCAATTGTTTGTGCTGGCAATTACTCCAGTGACAGGATGGCTGGGCCTCCATTTGCTCAGGTGTATGCCTTCTTTGTTTTGTGGGCACATCTTGTTGGTTCTAATAAGAACTCTAGGATTTCCAGTGATCTATATGGTGTAATTGATTGCCCCGTTGAGGCGATGTGGGGCCACCATAATTTTGGTAAGCCATCTTGTCCGGGTCCAACCTTAACTATGTTGGTTGATTCAGTAAGGGCATACCTCCCACCCGAAGATAGTCTCGTCACGGTTAGAGACTGGCAAGAAGCATTGAACGCTTGGGGTTCTAACCTAGTTGTTGATGGTGTATGGGGAGCACTCAGCAGAGAACAACTCACTAAGTTCCAACGGTCCTGCGATGGTAAGTTAGTCGTTGATGGTATCCGAGGACCACTGACTGAAGCTGCCCTCATCGCTGCTACAAGATAACACCACCTTCAGTTCTTACCTCTTCTTCTATTGGAGTAAGAACAAGGACACACATATATCTATAGTGACCTTCAATGTGCCCAATGGTTGAGAGATCATTGATTCTATCATACCCCTCGGTTGACATGTCAATGCCCCCGACCACCACCACAGCCTCACCTATAGCACTACGCGCAGCCTCCTTGGGCGTGCTGCCCGTACCGCACATAAATCTAACTGGATAATCATCAACAGAGAGTGGGTTTCTATTCAGGATAAGCTGAGTCTTTTCTCCCTCATCCTTTAGAACAACCCCCATCTCAACTAAGTCAGCCTTATATTTGTTTGACATGCTTACCCTCTCCGAGTCGGTTCAATAACATCCTTGCAGTCTCAACGGACTTCTTATCCGAGAACACCGCAAGTGCGGTTGTATTGTTATCTGTGTCCATCATATAGAGAACAGGTTTCTGTCTGCCCGGAAGCAGACCAATATGGATTGACATGTTTATATCAAGCAACTCCCAGCCTGTAAATGTTCTCAGTATATCTGGCATCACAATCCGTTAGCTATCCACTCTGATACTGTGTATGTGAGCACATAAGCAATGGCTGTGAGTAATACAATTACTCCAACGAAATCTATTCCATGATCGTCCATAGTTTCTGTCTCCTTGTTTTCTTTTGACGGTGGTGTTATCGGGAACTCTCCTATTAGGAGGTAAGTATGTGGGATGATATAAAGTCAAGACTTGTTAGTCGTAAGTTCTGGATGGCTCTTTTGGGTGCTGTAACACCATTAGCTTTAGAAGCTATGACCGGTGTGGTCACACCAACAGAGGCTTTGATTGCTTCAACTACAGTCATCGTTAGTTATATCCTTGGTCAAGCCTATCAAGATGGGCAAGCAGCGTTAGGCTCTAATTCCTAGCACACTGGCAGCGTAGGGTATATAATGTCTGCTGGACCAGACTCTTCTACTGTTTCTTCTGAGGCAGAGATGAGTTGGTTCAGTAGCTGAACATCAAGTGGTTTCCTTCCCCCAGCCCCCCTCTTCATTTTCTTCAGTGCGACTCCCTTCTTCCGATAGGAACTGGCCCTGACAGCAGCCGAGTTCCTTTTCATTCCGGTTCTCTCACAGAACTCGTCGAGTGATTCTGATAGTTGCCATACTGTGACAAAGGTTTCCGGTGTTAGTTGCTTTGGCATTATTCCTCCATGTCTGGTGTCTTTCTGTGGTATGAGGCCAGAGGATCTGAGCGAACAAACCCTGCTGATGATGATAGGTCAATCTCTTTATGGTATGCGCCGATGACTAGGTTCGCATACTGTTGGTAGAATACCTCGTTGATGCTTCCGATGTACTCCCATTGTGTAAATGCCCCGTTGTTCCACCACTCAGGGCACAACCTAGAGAGCAGTTGAACAGCTTGTTGATAGATCCCAAGTGCTATCTCTGCGCTAATCAGTGGGCACCTGAACTCGCTGAGTGCTCCTATCTCTATGAGTGAGGCTGCTGTCTTGGCCGGTAGAGCCAGCATTAGAGAGATGTATAGGGCGTGCTTAAGGGTTGGGCTTCTGGGATGAAGCAGTTCCGCGTAGGTCCAATCTTGGTTTATGTGGGTGGCGTAGTAAGTATATGTTCTATCGTACCCAAGCAGAGAGCCTTCTTCTATCCTGTTCTGTACTAGGGTTCTGACCATAGAATTATATCTAACGCTTGTCTTCCTATCTACAGCGACACACATCTTAGGAGAAAGTGAATCAACAATTCTTTGAGAGATAGTGTCTGCCCAGATTCTAATAGCGTCTGCATCTGTTGTCGTTGGCAGTGCGATGTTGGTCTTTAATAACTTACCTTGAACCCTCCATACTTTACCATTGAGTCCAAGAAATATAAACCTCTCACCCGTACAGGCACCCAAGAAATAAGATTGAGTGCCAAGCATAACTGAACCAAGGTTCAGAATAAACTTCCTCTTAGGCTTACCTGCTTTCTTGAAGTGGTAGTAACCTATATAAGAGCAGAAATCATTTACACTAATGTTACCATTTCTGAATGATTTAGTAGGAACTGCCTTGTCTCTGAGAACTGACATACTATCCCGTATATGTGATGTTAAAGGCTTCTTCTATTGCTGATATTTCCTTCTCTGTTACCGGCAAGTTTATATTGTAGTGGTGGTACAGTCTAGACAGACTAAGTATCTGCTTCTTTGTAAGCTTGAGAAACAGTATCATTCTGATGAACAAGACCCTGCCCGGTGGCTTGATACCAAGCTCGACATTCCTCCAAGTTGGCTGAGTCACACCGAGTCTCCGGGCCAGTGCTCGCTGCGAAATCCCCACCTCTCCCCGCCAAGCGGACAAAATCTGTCCGGCTAAAAACAACGGTTCAACCTCCGCTTTCGGGTTTTTTTCACTTTCCATTTGACACCCCCTGTCCTCACAAGTTAGCCTGCGGCTTGTCTGCCGTCAAGCATATCGAAGCGTTGCGACTGTGGAAATGTACCGTAGCTACGATACCTTCTACATCGTTACCATATATTGAAACGGTACTACGGTACATATATCATAATATAATTTCTATGAAACGGAGTAACTACATTAGCTTTATTCTACAAATGTTTTAATTAAAAAAACCATACTAACCAACATCTCAATTAGGAGAATAATATGAATCAACTATATCCCTCTGAGTCAGAAAGAATCTTATTAGGTTCATTGATATTAGGGGAAGGAACAGGCCTTGAACTGGTCGAGGGTGTTGTGTCTAAGCACGACTTCTCGTCCTCCTCTCATGGCTTATTATTTGAATGGATACAACGACAGGTTGCAGCCAACGAGCCGGTTAGCCTTCATGTTCTTATTGAAAAGGAAGGCGATAGGAAGTGTGAAGATAGATATGGAACTCTTGATTATCTACATTCATTGGGAGACAATGCGGTAATAGATTCAAAGTTACCTGCTTATGCTAAGGTCATCTCAGACTGCTCCGCCCTAAGAGAAATGTTGTCTTCGGTTGAGGAGATAAAGAATAAGATTGTAAATGGGACAGAATCTGTCCGAGAAATAAAAGCATTTGCCGAGAAGCAGGTCTTTGATAATAGAACTGGATCGTCCTCCGGTGTCATCATGTCGGCAGAGTCGGTTACCACACAAGCAGAGGTATCTTTCAATGGCATGTGTAAAGGCGATAGCAGTATCAGTGAGTTTGTTCCTAGTGGGATGCCTAGCTTTGATAGGCATTACCTTGGTTGGCCGAGGGGTNTGCCGACATACATTGGTGGTAGGACGAAGATGGGCAAAACGGCTTTTATGCTTGCTGCCGCTGCTAAAGGTGCGATTGCTGGGATACCACAAGGAATAATCTCAGTAGAGATGGGGAGTAAGCAGCTTGCATATAGGCTTGCGTCTTACTTCGGAGGTGTCTCCTTACGAGAAGCCCTTCAAGGGAACCCAGAGCATCAAGACTTATTTAGATGGGGTCTTGGCGAGGTGTCTCGGCTGCCTATCCACATCGACGATGCCTCAAGAAACATTGATATAGTTGCCTCTAGTATCCGACAGATGAAAAGGATTCATGGTTGTGAGGTTATCTGGGTTGACTACATACAACTGCTTACGGGGTACGGAAAGAAGCAAGATGAAAGAACTAGACTCGACTCTATTGCTGATGCAGTAAGACAAATAGCAAAGGAGGAGCGGGTTGCAATCGTTGCCCTTGCCCAGTTTAACCGGACCCTTGATACCAGAATAGTTGGTGGACAGAGAGGGCTTCCCTACCCCTCTGATTTCAGAGGCTCTGATAAGTTCTTACAGGACGCTGGTCTTGCCTTCGGGATCTATCGACCGTTCTACTACGAGCCGCCAAAGAAATCTGTAGGTGTATATTCTGAAGATGAGTTGTCCACTATGTTCCAACCACTTCATCTGGTCAGCTTGGCGGCACGAGAGGCGGCAAGGAAAGACATAGAGCTTTGCCTACAGACAGCGTGGGGTAGAGTCTACGACACAGAAGAGCCGGAACCAGAGTGGTGGAATGGCACATGGCCACCGAGGTGG